GATTCAGGAAAAATAACATCATAACCGCTGCCAGGTGAAAAGTATTCCGCATAAAGTGAATAGTTTTCACGCAAATAATTAATTAAACGCTGCTTGTAAAATTCGGCGGTTTCTTTGTATTGATTTGAAATTAGTTCAAGATCCGCCCGGCTCGGGGTATTACTTTCCTCAGCGGTCTTTTGTAAAACTCCTTTAGAAAAAAATTGATAACCTAAGGCCATTGGCAAAAGGCTCATCGTGTACCAAATGCAGCAATCCGTTACATAATTATTCAAAAGTGTGACTTCGTTTGCGCCCAAATTATCGGCTTCAATTCCACTTTGCAAACGCAAATATAATGTACTTCCTAATGCCGATTGCACATACATATCCTGAGCCAATTTAATCTGTGGCTTTAATTGTTTGCCGTCTATATTGTCGCTCATCCCTGTGCGACTTTTCAAAAGTGCTTCCCCAATAAATAAAATATTTGCGCTCATATTTAGTTCTTTTTTATTACTGTTAAAGATTGCCAAGAATGACGGCAATATGGTCGGTGTTCGCCTGTTGGTAACGTAAACCATCCGCCTCGTCTATCCCAAACCGAATACCCTAGTCTTTCGCTTATCTGCTCAATGTTTGCCCGGCTCCATACTTTCGTTTTCGCTAGTTCCAACATACGAGCGCAAAAAGGTCGGTTGCGGTCATCTTCGGGGCCAGCATATGTATAACGCAAAAGTATTGTTTTGCTTCCCGGCTTCGGTGCATCTATCTTTTTGCTTGTGCGCTCTCTTTCGATTATTTCATCTTGCCCGATTTTCTTTGTGGAAACTTTTATTACCTCTTTTTGAAACAAAGATTTGAACGCTGCGTCTGCCTCCTCAATTGTAATTTTTAAAGCCTTTGCCGCAACTTCGGGAGTAATGCGTTTGTCCTTATTTATTAAGTCTAAAACGTTGCTTTCGATTTGCGTTAATTCGGGAATATCCGCAAAGTATTCGGCTTCGCTAAAAGGCTTTTTTTTTACAATTTCAAAGTCTGATAAATTTTCGTAGATGTTTTCAAATTCATTCAAAATTGCAAAATCAATTTCATCCTGTGACTCAAAATTTTGTGCCTCATTCACATCTAAAAATAACGCTACATCTGCATCGGATATCCCGAATGAATTTTTTAACATCATAGCCGCCTGATCACGGGTAAGTTTTCCAGCCTCAAACTTTCTTTTTATCCTTTCAAGCTGTTGAAATTGTCGGCCTGTCATGGCTGCAAGATTTGCGTTTACTTCGGGTGTTGCCTGTTGTGTTTGTGGCGCATTTACAGCAGTGTTTTCAGGCATTAACCCTAGTTTCTCACGTATCTCATCCCTAGTCATATTAGCGGCCATTATAGCCTCCGAAAATTGGAATCCTAACGGCTCAACAGGAACAATAGTATAATCTTCGGTTATGCCTGTGTAATGCATCAACTTGTTAAAAACTAGTTCAAATTGCTGTTGCTTAGAATTTACGTAAACGTTGTTAAATACGGTGTAAGAATCCCGAATTTCGTTGCCACTTCCGAACGCTGCATCTGATTGTATACCAAATAAAACCGGGGAAGTAATTGAATGCGATGCATAAATTTCCTGCTGAATTAATTTATTGATATTTGTAAAATCCTCTTTTGTCAACATTGTTGATGCAAGGCTAACAATCTCGGCGGCGTTATCTTTCGATTTGTTAAACATGATAACAACCCTATCGGCTTCGCTACCTGTAAATTTCTTTTTTATACCTTTCTCAACCGCTTCTTTTGCCTCTTCTTGTGGCTCACCTCCGTTCAAATTGATAAGCGTCGAAGGTACAAAACCATCTTTAGCGTTGCCTAAAATATGCCTGCTTATTTGTATGTCGCTTTCAATGTAGTTTAACCCCTGCGCATAGTGGGGGGCAGGGTAAACGTTCCCTTTTGGATTGTATTCTTTGACAAATAAAATTTGGCTTCCTACCGGATTGTTTACATTAAAAGCGCAATATTGGCGCATCTCCTCACGATTATTTTGCCAGTCACTTTTTACAAAAAATTCAGATTGTGCCTCGTTAGTTCTTACTTTTTGGTAATCGATATGGTACACATCTTTTATCTGCCCTAAAAGGTTGTAAATAATTTGTAAATAATACCCTCCAAATAACTCATTATCCAATATGCATTTTTGCATCACTTCATTCCAACTTTCGCCTTTTGTATTTGCATTTTGTGGTACATCCTCAAATCCTTTCCCAAATATGTAAAATGATTTACCCTTAACAATGCTGCCATGCTTCGGGCTTTCCGAATATAGGTCTAAAAGGTAGTTAGGATAATCATTATTTATACCAAACTCAATATATTTTTTTCCCCTGTTTTCCTTAAAAATAGGTTGTTGCGCCTTTGCAAATTTTATGCTTATAAGATTGTTGTAATTATTCTCCATTGTATATCTTAAATGTGTTACTTTGGTCGGTGTATTCTGTGGGCAAAATTACAGATTCCGGATGTAAAACCATGAAGCCACTTTCAATTATTAAACCTGATTTTGTAAAATCTGTATCTACTACTTTTTGATAAATTTGATAACCCCAAAATCCTAATGTTGAATTAATAAAAGCCTCATTTATTGGTATCTCGCTTTCGCCTTGAAGTCTTGCCTCTGTGATTATATTTACCCTTTCGGTTGTGCTTATATTGTTGGCAAAAAATATAATTTCCTCAAGTGTAATTTTATGCGTGAAAACAAATAAATAAAAAGGGTTTGTTATTGTTGTGTTTTCACTTCCTGTGAAATAAATATTTTCCTCAATATTTTTTGTAATATTTATCATATAAAAAACCCCCGACTTTTAATCGGTCGGGGGCAATTTTTTAAAGTGAATTATTTTTTTATCCTGCGGTTTCAAGTACTTGGCCTACTGCATCGGCTACGACAAAAAAGTCTTCAATTTCAGTACCTGAAAACTTTAAAGTAAATCCATTTTTATCACCAGCAGCTGCGCCTGTCATCCCACCGGTACTATCCAAATACATACCATTAACTTTACCGTAAGCCCTGTAAACTCCGTCCTTATCTTTTGTAATAATGGACAATTTATTTTTGGCCAATGTGGTCACGATATTTCGAGTAGTTGCATCCCTTTTGTTCAAAGGTAATTCTACTGTTTGCTCAAAAAATAAAGTTCCGTTTTCAGTGCTGCCTGTTCCCTCGCTTGTAGCGGTTGCAGTTGATTTTGTTGGTACTTCAAACTTAAAATATTTTTTTCCCGTTAACTTTGTAATGCCCGTAATTGTACCGCTTACATCGTTTAGAGTAACATTGCCAGCCTCGGCAATATAAACCGCATCAATGCCTCCTATTGACTCTCTACATCCTATTACATAACCTGCTGTTATTGCACATGCCATTTGTTAAAGTATTATAAGCGCAAGCGAATGGAATTATTCGCCTGCGCTAAGGTTAATTAATTAGATCGCTGCAAGGAAACTAACCGTTTCCGAAATAAACCCGATTCCAGTTCCAATCTTAAAAGCCACACGATACCGTAGATCATTGTTGTCCTGTGAGTACCAAAATTTGTAGTTGTTTTCCTCATTTTCCAAATCTACCGCTAAGGCCATATTTGACAGGCTAATAGCGTAAGCATCTCCGGTTGTATTCAAACCATTTACGGAAACGATTTCAACATTTGTACCAGGCAGGATGAAACTTTCTGCGTTAGAATCCTGTGGATTATAAGCAAACAAATTCAAAGCCCTGTAAGCCATAATCAAAAGCCTATACCAATCATTGCCTACAAAGATTTTTACATCTCCCTTTGCCAAAACTGCTACGGGAATTGCTTTGTAAATTCCCTCGGTTGCAGCTACAACATTTGAAGCGTTTACAGTTGCAATTGGAGAACCTGTCACACCGGTGAAACCTGATACGTTAGCGTTTACAGGAGAACCTGCGGCAATCAACTTTTGAAGGCCGTCAAACTTGTTCAAATTTGCAGTTGCACCTGTTGCATCACCCTGCCAAATAGCGGTTTCAAGCTGTGAGGCTATGCGCATATTTTTCTTATCAAAATACGCTTTTGCAAAATCTGCAGTTCCGAAGTCTTCATATGTAGATCCGGCACGAAGTGCTTGTTGTGTGAAATAAGTTTCTAAATCCGCAACACATAGTTTCTCCTCTAGTTTCACCTTTCCTACTGTTATCAGCTTGCTCGAAAATGTCGTGGTTCCGCTAGGTGAGAAAGAACAGTCTTGTGTTTGAAACACAGCATCGGTGTCCATTATTGGAATTGCAACGCTGGATTTTACGCCAGTCAATACAATACCGTTCGCCATGATCAACTGTTGCGTTTTCGCTCCGAAAACTGCGGAGGTCAACAGTGGTTTAATTTCCTGTTTTGTGTATGCGGTTAAACCGCTAAAAGCTAATGCCATTTTTTAAGTTGTTTAAATTTTATGAAAATAATATTGAATAATCTTTTTTCTTTTGTTCTACGAATGCGTTTGTATTCCTTACGGCTGTATCTGGTGCCTGTGTTGGTGCTTCTACTAGCAAAGTGCTTAGTTTCAAAAGTTCGTCAATCACTTTGTTCGCCTTTTTCATTTTAACCTCGTAATCTGCAAAGCGTTGCTCATACGCTGAAAACTTGGTCTCATAATCGGCAAATTTGCCAGCGGTCAAACTTTCAAAGGCTGCGAATTTTGTTCCCATATCCTCACCAATTGGATTTGCAGGCTCCAATCCTGTACCTAAAGTAATAGCAGTAATTGCTCCGTTATCGGCAACAGTCATTTTTGTACCGTCAACTAGTTCGTAATCTCCCGGCAATGCATTATTTCCATCAATAAGAACGATACCGCCAACTTCCAATTTATCAATTATGACTGTACCACCGTCTTTTAATTCGTACTCTTTAGGCATCATATCCATTGTAGGTGCTGCTAATTCAGCAGGTGCTACAGGTGCAGCAATCAAATCATTGAAAAACTGCTTTGTTCGTTGTAATATTTCTTTTGCTTCCATACTATATAATATTGATTTTTTAAAATTGTCCAAAAATATTTTTAAGTTCCATTAATTTCGATTCATCGCTTTGTTTCGGTTGCACATAATCAAACATACCTTCTACGCTAAAACCCCTCAATTGATTGTCTTTTACTAACTGCCAAACTTTGTCATTTTCAACGTAGAAACTTCCAAACCAACTGCCATCGGGTAAATCTGCAAAGGCTGCAATTGGGGCAATGCCTCGTGCTTTATCTGATAAAAAACTTTCAAACATTGTCACGCCCTCAACGGCCAAAGTTTCATCATGCATCAGATTTACGTTCTTTTGGAATCCTTTTTTTGCAAATTTGATGGCTATTTCTTTTATCGTTTCCGATGAAAACTTAACATAATGTTCTCCAAACTTTTCCGATTTGCGGTAGATTAGTTGATCGGGAATCATTAACGCCCCGGTAACTATGCGCTTATCCTCGTTTTGAATAGCGAAATTTTGCATCAAATTAAATTTGCTGCCAATGCTGCCTAACTCCTTAATAACGTCTATATTGTTATCGTAATGCTTTGCAATGCCTAACGCCTTAATCTTTTCTACCTTTGCCTTATTGCTACCTGTTGCATATACTTTGCTCTCACTTATTCCTAATTCCTTTGCCGTGCTTAACATGCCCTCTTTGTCTTGTCTTGCTGATATGATGTAAACATCGTTCCCGGCGTCAATCTCTTTCTTTGCAAGTTCTTTGCCCCTGCTTGTGCTTAGTGTATCGTCATAATCGAAAGATATTTTTTCCCCTGCGAAATGTTGCTCCCACATACTGTTACAAATGGCCACTGCCTGCTCCGATTCTTTGCCTTCATTTATTACGTATGATATGCAACGGGGTAAAAATTCATCTTTTTTTTCGTTCTTGCCTACCTCAACAAACTGCAAAAAATCTTTTTTTATGGCAGGAAAATCTACAAAGGCTATGGTAGAAACCTGTGCATCATCGTCTATATTCTCACTTATTTTTAGTTCAAAAATTGGGTAGTCCATACTATACAATATAAAAAATATGGTTTTGTCTAAAAAAAAGTTGAAAAAAAAAATTGTTATTCAAATAAGTTATTGTACTTTTAAATTCTAAACCAAAAAAACATGAAAAATTTACTAATTAAATTAAACGCTTGCGAACAAGCAAAAGAATGGGTATCTTCTAAAACTTGGAGAGAAGCGTATAATACATGCCCACGGGGTGACTGGATGCTATGGTTGTTCGCAAAGACTAACCCCGAGGATTTGCAACGTTTAACCATTGCAAAAGGGCATTGCGCTAATACGGTGCGCCACCTTAT